ACTTCAATATCAAACTGGTCACTAGCAGTAGCACCAATAATATGGATTACGTTACCATACTGTACAAAGCTGATGCCGGAGATAGAGATAGGAGAACCAGTACCAGAGCCATAGTAAGTAGAGTTTACTGTCTGGTCAAATCTTAGGTTGGTTGCAATCCTGTCTGTCTGGATAGACTTCTCTGCTAGTGCTGCATTAGGAGTAGTATCCTGTGTAGAAGCCATCGTTGTAATTTCACGAGTGTACACCGTACCACCCTTGGTAATCTTAAAGGTGTAGGTAACACTATAGTCAGCCTTGGCTACGTACAGGAGAGCCTCTGGAGTACGTGAGGTTGACTTGGTGTTTGTCTTAGCAACCACCTTGGTCTTATTAACTAGGAAGGTATAGTCAGCCACTGTGGTAGCTGTAAGCTGCTGTCTGGGGTTTGTTAACCCTGATAAATAACTAGCCCCATTGTTAGTGATACTCTTAACAGTTCCTGTACTATCTGTGATAGTCATGGTTCCGTCTTTTTCGATCATTAAAAAGTGAAGGCTGTTATCTGAATTTCGTATAGGGTGAAAGAAGGCGTTAGCCATGTCTACTTCTTTTTGTGCAGACAACCCTGTTATGAAAAAATCTTTATGTTCTGTTGGTGGTCTTTTCTTCAGACCTTCGGAAACGCTAGACAGTCCATTCTCTTGGGCTTCGGATTGTGTCACCAAACGGACTGAAGGCGGCTGTTGAGATACGCCGTTGATTAGGTTTGGAATGGATGTGCTAACGAGTGCCATTAGGTTCTAATCCTCTGTGATGCAACTCTGTCAATAATGCTATAGGTGTCGTAGTTATTAAAGATACTAAAGTCCTGACCTTCTGCCTCCATATCACGGAGTTCTAGTAAGGCACGAGTTTCATCTTCTTGGTTAAAGCCATGTAGTGTGGCTGAACCTACGACACGATCTAGAAATATTCTAGCAGCCCTGATGGTAATATACCGTTTAGCTACTTCTGGAATATCCTCAAAATTTAGCAATACAACTAAGTCTAGGGTTACTGCCTGTGTAATATTGTACGTACTAGTTACCCTGTTGTACATCTTAAGACCACGTTGAATTAGGTCTGGGTTAGATGTGTTCTGTGTGGTATCTGCACGTAGTATATCAGCAGGTAGAACAATATTATTATTAGAGTCAGGGTTAAATGTTACATTCAACTCTCTGTTAAAATGAAACCCCTGTCCCTGCACCTCACGGTTTACAGACTCAAGGATAGTTTCGGCAATATCAGCTTCAACCAAGCCAGAGTTTAACTGTGTAACTGGGGCTTCGCCAATAGCTGAGAGCATTGTATTGATTGCTTCTAGCTTGGTTGTTGGTGCCATAACGGTCTCCGTTTAAAATTCTTGTAGATCACCACTTAACTTTGTGTGACCAATACTTAGCAGAAAGCTTTGATGTTGGCTTTCCCTGTGCGTTATGTCTTGCATAGTAAGACTTTTTACGCGCTTTATCTTTTGCTGATGTAGGGTTTTTACCTGCACCCTTGACACCCTGCTGCCCAAAGCGGATGAGCTTAATGGTCTTGCCTTCTTTAGCTAGTACCGCATGGGACTTTGTAGGGTGTTTAGGTGTACGCTTAGGTTTATTGTACCCTGCAAAAGTTTCTCCACGGTACGTTATAGCCATTAGTTATTCTTCTTATACTTTTTCATACGTTCTTTAAGAGATGATTTTTCTTGTTTTTGCTGTGCAGGAGAAGTACCAAGACCACCCTTGTCTGAACGTGTTTTCATAGCTGCAAGCTTTCTACGGCGCATTTCTGCTGCCTGTGCGCGGCGTTGTTGCTCTTCTTTAGCCTTCTGCATAGCTTCCTGCATATAAGCTGATTTCATATCAACAGCACCACGAGTAGCACCTGTCTGTTTATTGGTAGATGTTTGTGGCTTGCTCTTAGGCAGAGGCATTTTCTTCTTCTTCTTAGTGTATTTATTTTTATCAAACTCTGACATTTATATCTCCAAAGAAAAAAGGGAGTAGCTGTTAAGCCACCCCCTTCTCTTAATTACACTTCAAGCAGTGCGATAGCAGCAGCAGGACGCAGGACGTTATGCCCCATTGCGTATTTTGCCACCATCAGTGTGCCTTGACGGTTAATTTGATACTCAGACTCTACGCCCAAGTCCATCAACTTAACAGTAGCAACTGCATCTTGTGTCATGACCAGACCACGTGTCTTAGCAGCAATGTCAACAAGGTTAACACCATCTGTAGTTACGTTGGTGATGTCGTATGCAGTTGTACGGCCTGAACCAGCAGTGTTAGCCAGTGGGCGTTGACCCTTTGACTGACCCTTGTTAACACCAGCAGTCTCAATGAGGTCTGCGGTCACAAGGTGGTTAGACATATACACAGGCATACCAGCAATCATTGGTACAGTCGCAGAAGCGATTGAACCATTGCCACCGAAATCACGGTTCATGTATGTCAGCTTTGAGCCATCAGTTACATCCATCAGTGCATAGTACTGTGCTGGTGGAAGAACTACGAAAGCTCCGTCAGATGTTACAGACTTGACATCAAACTCTTTCTTCGCATCAAAGATAGCCTTAGCCAACTTTGCTGGGTCAAGAGAGTCAGCAGTAGCTGTACCAATGTTGACGTTAGCTGTGAAATCCTCTTCAGCAAATGCTGAGTAGTTCTGGATCAGAGCAGCACCACGAGTAGCATTGGTAGCAAGCGCAGCTTTCAGAGCCTGACGGAGAATGTTCTTGTCAGCTTCTTTAGCAAGTGCAATACCAGCTTCTTTAGAGTAGATGCTACGTACATCGTAGTGGTTGATGGCTTCATCAATAGAGGCAATGAACTGGCTTGAGATAAGCAAGTCGTCAATTGTGACGATACGCTCACCCGCACGAATAGCCCCACCTGTGATTTCGTTGCCAGGGGTCAGGTATTCAGCAGTTGCACGGCCTGTCATTGGGAATGAAGCAGACTTGCCTTTTGAGATGGAGCGAGTACGCACCAAAGGCATCATGATATTCTTTTCTTCAAAAGCTGTCAGGACTTCTCCTGCATACAGCTTTAGAAACAGGTCACGTACGTCACCTGTAAGGTTATTTTGGCCTTGGAAGCTTACGCTATAGGCCGGATTTGAAGCAGCTTGTGCCATTTGTAATTACTCCTTAGTGAGTATAATGTTGAGTTAAAGTACACTCTGCATTACACTACATCCTTTCTCCAAGATTGTCCCTCGCAAGGGGTCAGGGGTAATCGTTTGTTATGTTAGCTTCGTGTTAGGGATGTGATCCCTTCTAGGTACACCTAAATGTAACTAGAAGGAAGGAGGACATAATCCTCCAACCCCCATAGAGACAGTTTAAAATACCGAACTGCGAGATAGCTTAGCAGCTACTTGCTGTCGGTAGGCAGGGTCTTTGTCGTATCTGGGGTCACGCATAGCCGCAGTCAGTTCAGCAGCACTCTCAAATTTCCCACCCGATACAGGTGCATTGTTGCCTTGGATAAGCCTAGGCTCAGTACCTACTTCGGAACGATAACGAGCAACCAGCCCCTGAACAGCAAAGCGTACAGAGGATGGGTCTCCTGAGTCAATAGTTCTATTAAAGGTATTGACTTCACTAGGCTGGAGGTTTTCGGATGCCCAAGACATCATCTCTTGATAACCCTCTTCACCCCCAGCTAATTCAAACATCTCATTATTCATGGATGAAGCTAGTGCCTCCTGCCCTTGGATGTAACTATCCACTAGGGTACGAGGGAAACCAGCCTCCTCCAAAGCCTCATAAGCGTCAGGTGTTAGTTCACCTAGCTCATTATATTCTGATGCTAATACATCAAAGTCCAACCCAGCAGCCCCTAGTACTTCAGAGACTTCCTCATTATCAGGAAGCTCCTGTACCTCATTAGGGTCTACATCTTCTATTTCAGCATCGTCATAGTCGTCACTGTCATTGGGTTGTCCTAACTTAGACTCCAGTGCATTATATGCTTGAGCCATATCCTCTACGGATTTAAACTTTGCGGGTAGCCAGTCAGGACGATCTGGGTTGTTATTCTTCTCTAACTGCTCAGCCTTCTCTAGCATGGCTAGGGTGTGGTCAGCAGGTTCTGCATTAGTCTGTTCTTCGTTATAAGTATTTAAACTGTCTGCCATGTTATTCCTCTATTTTGTTTCAACCTTGTAGGAACGCCCCTCGAACTTAAAGGTCTTTTTACCATCCTTCTTAGCTTTAGCAAAGGCTTTACGGAAAGCATCCGCTGATTTAGTCTTTCCTTGATAAGTAGGATAATCTTTTGGATTGACTCGTCCATCTTTTTTTGGATCAGTCTTAGGTTTGACCACGTTACTCTTTAGTGGCTTATCGTCAGCCCTTAGGGTTCCATCACCAACAGATGAAATACCAAGAGTGTCATGAACAAACTGAGCGATTGGTGAGGCGGCAGCACCAGCAGCGGCAGCAGCACCCACACGGCGGTTTGTATTTTTCTTTTTATTTTCCCGCAAATACTTTTGATGTTCATCTAGAATTGCTGTCTTTTTTTGGTTGTCTGATAGACCATCAAGCATATCCTTATCCATGCCTAATTTACTACCAATACGATTTAGTTGCCTTCCTGTAGCTTGTGCTAAAGCGTCAGCTAGGCTTATACCTGCTTTTAGAGTTCCTTTTAAAATACTCATTAGCCCTGCTCTTCCTGTGCTTGTTGATCTTCTCGTGCCTGTGCTTGTGTCATCATAGCAGCAGCACCTCCTGACTTAATCATCTCAGGTGTACCACGTACTGCCATCTGCTGCATAGTCTGCATCTGCATTGCTTGCTGTTGTTTCTGCATCATCTCTGCTTCTTCTTGAGCCTTCTGCTCAGCAGACTTAATAAGACCATTGGTATCAATACCAAGGCTGGCTCCTAGACGATCAATGTAATCGTTAAGGTTCATCTCTCTAGCAATAACTTCTGGACCAAGTGGCTGTAAGTATTGTAAGAAAGTAGCAAGCTTGTTCAGGTCTTGCCCTCGTCCAAGGGCTTCGATACCAGTAACAACAGTAGGGCTAACAGTATCCTTAGGTAGCTTAGGCATCTTGCCTGAGCGTTCCATGATGGATAGTATTTTATTAACCAGAGGCATCTGTAGTTCTTGTGACAGGATAGAATACACACCGCCTAGGGCAGACTCTAGTTCCTGTGCCATGAACCGTACTTCTTCAGCAGTAACACGCTCAGCCTGACGCTGAACTGCACTGTTCATTAGGAAGGCGTAGGCTAGACGCTCACTAATGTTACGTCCAGACTCCATAGCTACTCTAAAGTCAGTTGACTTCTGTACCTGTAGGGTGGAGACATCAGTAGCATCACCACTAACGATAGCACCATTAGGGCTTTCAGCTAGTACTCGTGCCTTAGTAGTACCGTTAGGTTTGACTAGGAACAACACCTTAGCTGATGCCGCAGCACCCTCTACGATAGCCTTAGTCAAAGCCTCAAGGCTCTTAAGGTCTCCAATATATTCTTCTACATAACCCCTGCCATAGTCCTCACCGTCTACTCTAGTAAACCGTAGGGGAATGAAGGGGCTTTCATCTAGTTTAAATTTACCACGGCTGTTAGGGATTTCAAACCCTGAGACCTCTTGGTAAACTTCCCAACCCTTTTGTGTTCTAGTAAGGTGGGTATATAACTCAAGGTTCTTCATCTCAGACTCAGAAGCCTGTATGAGTTCCTGAATTTCTGGAGGAAGCATCAAGGCATTGACGCTTTCTTTAGTAATAATCTCTAAGACATTACCCATAGCATCCCGCTTAACCACATAACGGTCAAGACGAAACACTTTCATGCCTCCCTCTTTAGGCATAAAGAGAAGAGCATTGCCTGTAACAATAAGCTGCTTCAGTGCTTCAAACACTGGAACACGCATTGCCTTGGATTCGATCTCTTGCATGGCTGCTCGTTCAATACGAGACAACGCTTCCTCAACTGCACCACGTGCTTCTCCACCCGCTAATTCAGCTAGGTCAAAGTCATCAATGGTCAGTCTAAAGAATGGACTGTTAGGTGGTAGTAGTGCCAGAAGCAACTTTGATGCTAGGTTGTTTACACCTCTAGCACCTACTCCCTGATAGGGTGTCTGGTATATTGTACTACTACTATGTCCATCAGGAGGCAAGAGCATAGGTATTGTTAGCTCTGCTGCATCACGCCCACGCTGCAAGAACATATCTCTTGATGACTCGCACTGGGCATAACGCTTAGCAGCACCACCGCCACTATTCTCATATGCCATAATATTTACCTTTATCTAGAAATATTTACACCTGAAGATGAACCCATAGAGCCACCTGATGTTGAGCCACCAATAGCTAGTCCTGCATTTTTTGGTGCTACTTTTAGTTTAGCCTTACCTGTTTTCTTTTTGGCTGCTGTCTGAGAAGCAGTATCTACTTCTGCGAGATCAGTATCAAACTCTGGTGTAGCAGAAGTTACAGGTGCTGCCTGTGCTGGGACAGGAGGCGGGGCTGGTTTTGAACTTGAAAAACACATTGTTAAATTTCCTCGAAATCTTGATTGTACAACTCTTCCAGCTTTCTGATTACAGACTGCTGGCCTTGCAGATAACGCAGTTCTTCTAAAGAAACTTCGTTTGCTGGAAGTTGATTGGGAAACAAATCCTTTAGGTGATTTAATAATTCTTCTGTTAATGAAGGTATATTACCTAGAACTTTCATTTTGAATTTGCCTATAGGTCAACTTTAGAACAAGGGGTAGCTAACCCCCTGATCTAAATAGGTTTAATTTTTACGAGATATCTACTAGTTCACAGGCTCCAGCGGTACACGCTAGGGTCTGACTACCAGATGTAGTATCCTCTTTTTCGTAGAGAGACAAGGCACTCCAGTCAATAGACTCTGGCATCTGTTTCTTTAGTTCTTCGTACTGTTCCCCATCAATCTCCTGATATGGAGCTTGTGCGTATGAATGGTCACTATGTGGTAGGAATGAGATACCTGAGCAGATGTCAAAGTTCTCATAGACCCATGCACCTACTGCCATCCACTCTGCATCCTTGACTGTGATAGTCACAGATGGTTTGTGTTCACACCAGTGTAGTGCGTAGTTCTTCCACAGTTCTAGCTGCTCTAGTGCAGTCATATCGTTACGAGTAACAGCACCTGTCGGTGACTTAGTAGGGAAGCTGAACACTGTAGTAGAGTCAGGCTTCATCACACATGGTTCAGCAGGGATGCCACTGTCCTTCATAAACTGTGTTAGTGGGTCTTTGTTGTCACCACGAACAGTACGAATGTAGTAAGCACTATGCCTTGCATGAATACCAGAGGCTGTATCAGTAAGCTGCGATACCGTACCAGATGGTTTGACACAGGTGATAGCAGCAGAAGCAGGTACACCTAGCTTGTCAGCATACAGACGATTGACATCAATAGCCTGTGCCTTCAACTCTTGTAACCAGCGAGGGCTATCAACAGTCTTAGACAGTACAGGATTGTCCATGATACCTGTCAATGAGACACCCAGCAGACGCTCTTCTTCAGTATTCTTCTGCCAAATCTTACGCAAGTATGGCATCTTTGTGAAGGTAGACTGTGCTGTACCAAGGATGGTGGCTAGTCGTACCTTACGGCGTAGACTTTCTAGGTCATCATGCTCACGTACCACTACCTCTGTTAGATTACAGAACTGGTATGGGCGTAGGATGATCTCAGAGCATGGGTTAGTACCCCACTCATGTCCTGTCTCTCTGCGTCCGTTCATCTTTACGTGATTGTCTGCTGCTATACGTGAGAAGATGCCACGCTCACCAGACTTAGACTCCACTAGGGATAGCCACTCACGCATGAACCCTTCCATGTCAGGCTTGTCTGTATAGGCTACAGAGTTATTAGCCAACGCACGTTGACCCTCGTTCTCCCACCAGCTACCAGACTTAGCATGTGCCATGCGTCCATCACTTAGGTTAGACAGGCTAATCATAGCTGAACGGCGTACACCACCCACGACTACAACCTCACCAATCTTACACATGATGTCGTGACACTCAATGCTAGTCAGCTTACGTCCTGCTGCTGTCTTGAACTTAGCTACAACAAACTTA